GCATTCATACCCTCTGCTATTTGAGATACTGAAATATCAGCACCTTTAGGGATTGCAATGTTTTGAACACCGTTAGCGGATTGATTAGTAATAATTGTTGAATCAAGAATATCCATTGCTTGTTGGATAGGCATCATGTCAAAGCCTACAGTGTAGCCAAATATAGTTCCGGTCTCATCATCAGAAGATATTCTGTAAATATGTGATCTGGAATAAGGCAAAGGGCCATCCATGAGTACTGTATTATTGTTTAAACATTTAACGTATCTGCCTTGGGGCATTGACGGTGTTGGATCGTGTAGCAAGTGAAACACTGTTACGTTATCACTTTCAAACAATGACTGTGGGTTAATTGTAGTGGTGCGAATCATTAAATCATCATTAGAGTCTGAAAGAATGTCCTCTTTAAGTGAAGGAAATATTGCAGCTAAGTCATATTTATTTTCAAAGTCCCTGACAATTTTCCATCTCTCATCTCTTGGGGATTTCCTGGAAAAGTCTCTAATTACATCTAATGGATTATAATTAGTATACTTAATATCACCTTCCATTATATCAGCACCACTCTCTGTCTTGCCGTAAACCTTACCGCCCTTTGCGTCCCACTCAACACGGACAAAGCCTTCTGAAAATATAAGTGAATCCTTCACCGCTTGTTTAATATGACTCTCTAGCTGTTTCTCTTTCATGTAATAGTCGAGCAAACCGGATGCGAGAATTGTTTGTGACTGACTTTTCACATCACTGTTGATTGCCCTAGGTTCAAAATATAATCTTTGCTGGAGTGTTAAAGTTTCAAGATGTAGTAGAATGTTTCTGTATTCATTTACACTAAATGAGGTTAACTCTCCTTGCGATCCTGTCGCCTGAAGACCGCCGCCAGTCACAAGTGCTCTGTAGTAATAGCGGTAAGATTTAAGCCACAGATCTAGTCGACCTGAGAATGTAAGATACTCATAATAATCATCTACTTTTTGCAAAATCCTATCAGCAATTTCATTGGATGGAGCTGATGCCCAATAAACGTCATACTTATCGCTTCCCATAGATTCCTTTCTTGAGATGGTTTACTATCGTTTCACTTTAAATATACTACCTATATTTTTAGCATTTTGGCTTACATTTGTGCCTGGATTGTTTATCCAGCTCCTGTGCTCCTCAAAACCGTAGTTAACTGGAATTGGATTCGTGTTCTTGTTTAGATTTCTTACTAAGTACACAAGGGCCGCAAGCATGTCAAAATGGCCGTAAACTTTTGAGCGTGAAAACTTATCTCTTTTCTCGTCCCATACTCCAAACTTTAAACATCCAATAAGCTGATGGCACTTTGGATCAACAATGATTCGTCCAGCACCTACTAAAATCCTCACTTCGTTTATCATTGCCTCTAGTGATTCTTTAGATGTCTCAATAAAGTTGACTCCATGAAGATGTGCAAGATCAATTATTAAATGTGGATTATTGTTATCAGATATTCTTCTCTCTATTGGTGATTCATTCCAGATTGATTTCTCTTTTTCTTTTAAATCCTCAACCAGTGTCTCTGTTGTCCACTTGTCTCCCTGCATAGTCATTTCATCTTGGATAAAAAGTGTAGCATTACGAAAATCATAATAACCAAAGCATAAAGCTGTATGATCTTTACGTCCCAGATCCATGCCGACGTATCTGTGATAAAACTGGTATAACTCTCCAAGAAGAGGTGCTTGAACATACTCGTCCTTCCATTCCGGTATTAGACATAGATTAGAATCTACCACGAATTGGCACATATATTCTCTTAGCCACGTCGTGGAAAATTCACCGCCTGATTCTCTCATCAGTCTTGCAATAGTAATCTCATTTATTAAAGGATTCGCGTAAATAGTAAATTCACCGTAGCCGCCCTCTAGTTTTGCCTTTTCTACGTAGTCACAAAAATCATGTGCTGGAGTTGACGGCGGTGTAGAAATCATGATCACTTTAGCGTTAGGCCTATGTGTTGTTGCCGGAATAATAATTGATTTATAAATGTAATCAAGATTACTAGTGAACCCAACTTCATCAAGAATGATAAGATCCAGTGTGCTTCCTCTTAATCCATTTGGGTTCTTGTCGATTCCTACAAATTTTATGATTGAACCATTGGTGAATTCTATTGTTGATCTTGATCTGTTGAATTTACCTTGCTGCCTTTGTGGGCAATCTTCCATGACCTTATTTAAAGTGGGAATAATAAATGTGACTAGATCTGTTTGAAACGCTGCTCCATAGCGAATCTGAGACTTTGGATTAGTAATTGCATATTCAACTGCCTTGCATATGGCCCAATAACTTTTGCCCCATTGCCTGGCGCAGTTGCCAACAAAAAGAGTGCCTGTTGATTCCTTATATTTCTTATTGATTTCTTTTTGCGCTTGATGCATCTTCCATTCGAGATTGCCCCTGATCCATTTCTCATAGATGGCCTTGTCTTTATTAGTTGTTGTCATCATCTTCGATAAGGCGATCTAAATCTTCATCGCTTAAGTTTTGCAATTCTCGCCTGTCCTCAATAACGTGATTTATAGTCATTTGATCAATGCCTTTAATTCGGGCAATTTCTTTTATGATGAGCAAACATAATTGACCATTCTTTGTTTTACTGGCCTCTCGGTATTGCATCCACAAATTATGCATAACTGCAGCAATTGTTTCTTTAATATCTATATTGTTTATCTCGGTCATTCGCTCTGTTGCCCGAGTTGTAACTATGTCTGTAGTACTTGTCTCGATCCCCCAGGTATTCTTGGCATATTCTAAAATCTCTGGCCTTGCGTATCCTTGTAATTTCATTTGAATAACTGTTTTTATTCTAGCTTCCATCTCTGAATTTGTGGCCTTACCTCTTTTTATGATAGTTGGTTTTTTTTCTTTAATTTTCAACGTCCTGTTTTGCAATATGATTTTGCATTGCTTCTTTAACGTAGTCGCTTCCCAAAATATCTACCAGGTGTGCTAGTAGCCATTCTCTATCGGGCTGTTTTTTTCTTTTATTTAATCGGTAACTAATGCGCTTATCAAAGTCGCTGCTTACTTTGCAAGCTTGATTGACTAGTTCTTGGAGCGTCACAAAATAGTTTCGCTAGATCTTTTATTTCTAGGGACAAATGCTGTGGCAATACTTGCGGCATTTAATATCTTCTTAGCATCGTCAGCAATCTTTGCGTATTCAATTCCATCTCTCTCAAGTTTCTGAAGAGTCAAAAGCATTTCGTTTAACTGAAGTGTGTAATGCTGTTTCATTTTTGAAGCTTCTTGCTCTTCCCTTTTCTTTATAAGAAGCCAAGTTGAGACACCTAAAATCCAAAAAAGGGCAATCGTTCCAACTATTTCCATTGCATTCATATTCTGTCCGCATCAAGAAAGTTAAAAACGAATGCCTCTTTTGCCGCTTCCACAGCGATAGCCTGGGCATCTAATTCCGTAATGGCCATGCCTGTTACTTCTGTTCCTTTAAATTTAACAACGTATCTAAACCAACTATTGCGGTCCATTGGATCTAGTTTAGCAACTCCAACCGCTGTAAGTTCCGGCGCATCACCTTGATCAAGCTTAGTCGTAAGTGCGTGAGGCTTCGCACCATCAAAGGTGACCTCTCTTTGCAAAAACTCTAATGATGGAATTTTATCTGCTGGAGTCGCTGCTGCTCGTCTCACTATTTTTTTGTTCATGACTATCCCCTGGTTTATAATTTCTAAGATCCTCAATTAAATCCTTTTGAGGATGTTTTAAAGTCTCTTGAAATAAGTCTGAATGCACTGAATTGATAAATGCTAGGGAACCTTTGATTACTTCACTAAGTTCGTATGAGAATTTTCCATCTCTACCGATTAGTTGCGCTAAAATGTTTAGTGCTTTTAGTGCTGATATTTTTGCTTTTAAATCTTCCGGTATAATAGATGATTGATCTTCTGACATAAGATGCGCTCCTATCACAACGCCTTAATGGTAGTTGTGTCCCTGGTTATGGTCTTATTTTGTTATGGTAAACCGTTGTGTTTGAAATAACAATAGGCCTATTTATGTAGGCCTAAAGTTTTAGCACTTCTTGCCTTTCTTAACTGGCTTCTTAGCTTTTTTCTTCATGGAATCCTTTTGAAAAAATTGTTAAGATTTATTATGTACACCTTTTCAATCCCATGCAAAGCATTAAGTTTTAATAACTGCTATCCGACTAACCGAATGGGAAGAAGATATTTAACTGCTGAGGGATCGGTTTTCAAAAAGACTGTTTTTAATTACGTGAAAGAGCAGTGCAGTAAATTTAAACTTCCCTTAGGTCACGTTTTGATAGTTGAATATTATTTTTATTCAAACACTGCCATTACTAAAAAAGGGCTGCCAAGTAAAACATCTGGTGATGTGGATGGTAAAATAAAATTGATTCAAGATGCTATGTGTGAAGCTTTAGATGTAGATGACTCAATCATTTTTGAGATAACTGCTAAAAAAATATTTAGCACAAAGAATTCAATCACCGCTA